GGCACCTGGAACTACCTAGGGAGTGTTGACCTCAACACCGCTAACAACCTCACCGTGACCTTGAGTGGTCAGGGCAATGGCGCTGTCATCGCTGACGCCATCAGGATCGTACCCAATACCACGGCCACTACGCAGAGTGTGACCTACTTCATCCATGCGGATTACCAGGACACGCCAAGAGTGATCAAGAACGCCGCCAACCAGACTGTGTGGTATTGGTTACCAGAATTGGCTAAACCATTTGGGGCGAACCTGCCGAATGAGAACCCGAGTGGGCTGGGCACATTCACCTACAACCTGTGACTCCCGGGACAGCTATACGACCCCAGCCAGTGGGTTGAGTTAAACTATGAAGGCATTACAATCCCCCCTGCTATGCTAGATTTTATATCTGATGTAAAAGATACCGTGGCGGCTTTGCCACAAATTCGACGTTAGCTTCATGTTTTGTGTTTAGAAATGGCACACCTGAGTGGTACACACACACTTTTAAACACAAAAATACGTTAACTTATTGATTCTAAATGATTGGCGGAAGCGGTGAGATTCGAACTCACTCAAGCGGATTATCATAGCTAATCATCGCTAATCAATACAATAAGTTAGTCATCATAGGTAATCATAAATTACCTGTATGTGGACACAATTTGGTCACAAGCTTATTCGCAACCAAAAATCTCACAATTAGCATCGTCATGCTCTCGTAGAGCATTGTAATCTGCAGTAGTTATTGCGCAGGCGATTGAGACTTCTGTAAGGTCGTGCCGTAAACGTCCAACAGTGGTTGCGTCACAGTCTCCCCCGATTTCGGCAGGTAGGCTGGTACCGCTTTCGCCTTTGCTGGCTTGTAAACTATTTGCGATGTCTTGCACTGACCTGCGCAGCCTACCATTAAGGTTGGCAATAGTAGCAACATCGATATGGTGTATTTTTTCATAATTCGCCTTTATGGTGTTGAGGTTGTCGGTGTGGCTGGCCACAATTTCAGCCGTTCTCTTTTCAATTGCAACGCGGTCATCTGCATTCTTTTTCTCCAATGCCAATACAGCTTTTGCTGTCAGAGCCGCTTGAGCATCCCAGTCAACTTGCCTATTGTCTTGGCCAGCCTTATATCTGGCATCCCCGTAGCTAGTTACTAGGTGCGAGGCACCATAACCAACAAGTGCTATGAATCCGCCAATGATCAATGCTTTAATCCATGTAGGTATGACGTTCATGACGCTCCAATGCATGTGTTGTAGCGTTGTTGCTGCCGTGTCCAGACGCCATAGCAACGCTTGTTAGGTTCACCATTAACTAAAGTGCTACAGTCATATCCAGCCGAGTAACGATATTGCAGTAGCGCCTTGCATGCCCCTGCATAGTTACTGCGCAGCAATTCTTTCCGCATTGATGACTTGTTCCAATTGCCGATACCAAACTGCCCTACAAAATCAATGTATGCATCGTATTCCCATTGATACAGCGATACTCCTGGCAGTGTGTCTGCGAAACGTTTTTCATCTTGTTTGGCTAGATTGCGCGCAAGCTCTTCACCGCGTTTGCGAGTGATAGGCGGGTCAGTTAATTTAACTGGTGTTCCATCCTCATATTTGGTGGATCCATGCCCAATGGTTGGCACATCGCCTTTTGTTGGTATCACTGCAACTTCAGTGAATCCCTCACTGGATTTCCATGTAGTGAATGCACCAGCACTCAGGCCAAGTGCTACAACAGCAATTCTTAGGTAGTTAGCTGTCTTGTTCACTGAAAGCCTTTAATGCTTCTGGTATGTCATCATGGCGATGTGTTGCAAAGTGATCAGCCAGCTTTTGTTTGCGCTGATCGTCACGCCATTTAAAGAAAAGATTAACTAGCAAGCCAGCTACACCAATCAATATCCCGAAAATAACGCCCCAATCGTTGACAGACAATCCGCAGAATATTGCGGTACCAGCGCCCGTGAATTGAACTTTAGAAGCCACATTGCCAACTGTATCGGTGACTGTGTTTTGAGTTTGCTGATCCATATCTATGCCCTTACTGGTAGTTCTGAAATGATTTGTTCCAGCGTAGGCAAAGACCTTTCACCTGATTGCACTTTTGCTAGTTCTTGATAGCAATACGCCCACACGTTTCCGCGCCAAGTTACAAATGACAGTGATTCCAATTGAAATGGATTAGGTGCAGCGGCATAAGAGCAAGCTGTGTTTATGTTGTCGTAGTTTTTTGCTTGAGCCTCAGCATCAAGATGCGATTGGATTGCATCTTCAAACTGTTTTGCAATATCATTTATTGTTGGTTGTAATTCTGCGTCATCATCTGGTAAAAATTCTTCGGCGTAACCCTCTTGAGGATTAGCATATTTACCGATTATTTCACCAGCTTCATTTCTTTGAACGTATGGCATTAAATATTCCTATCTCTTAAGTCAATCCAACCAAGAGGCTGAATAAAATAGGTGCTATTTGTATTACTATTTCTATAGCGAATCTGTCCAGATGTATTTGTCCAGCATGAAAACTGGCCGTTTACGCCTGTAGCTGTGCCAGAAACACCTACACTTGAAGTTGCAGAAGTAGCTTGATCTGCGTTGGCAAGGTCTGAAACATAAATCTGTCCTACAGCCCCCGTTATCCCGCCAGATAGTAGAGCTTTTACTTTTCTACCTCTTGGAACTGTTAATGTTAGTGTTACCGCAGTTGTTGATCCTGCACCTGAAAAATCACTTGCTACAGTATTCCAATAAAACTCATCCCCGACCTGAGTAAACGCAGTCCAGAAACTAGAAGCATCTGTTTTTGATCCACCTATATATCGATATTGCGTATAGTTAGCTGGTAAAGTAGGTGCGGATGATGACAAGCTGAATATCACATCAACAACGCCCGTATCTGGCCTACGAATTAAAAACCAGTAATACCAAGTATTAGCTGCTATTGCGCCAGTATCAATGCCACCATTTCCAGAACCTACAGCCCATGACGCAGTAGTTTTAGTAAAAGCTACAGCGAGTGAAATTAGAATTGAGTTTGTGCTATCAGCAGCTTGACCTATGGCTATGCTCATAGTGCCTGATCCACCAGCAGTAGATAGCGTAAGCCCTGCTATAGAACCCCTTGCAAAATATAGGGGATCAAAAAAGGATTTGAATGCTGCTTTGAGATTAGCCAAGGTTAGCTTTTTTAATCCAAAACTAGCAGCGCTATCTGCTAATGGGATTAAGTCCGTATCTATAGGATTTGCTTTTGATGCTGCTGCATTTGTAGGGGCTGCAACTGGGGAATTGATTGCATTTGTTGCAGAGGTTGCTGCAGCCGTTGCACTGTTTGATGCTGCATTGGCAGAAGTTGCTGCAGCTGTTGCGCTGTTTCCTGCCGCAGTGGCAGAGTTAGTTGCCGTGGTTGCAGCATTAGATGCTGTAGTCGATGATCCTAAAGCTGAATTTTGACTATCTAGTGCAGCGTTTTGACTTACAAGAGCAGCAGCAGCGCTAATTGCAGCTGCTTGAGCATTAGCCAGAGAGCTACCATCGCCAGATATTGCAATCCAGAATCCATTAGCATCAAAAGACAATCCAGAGGTATGTGCTGTGTAGCAAAGATAGGCAGTCACGCCACTTTGAACTACATCGCCGACACCGTAAACCGTAGTCGGTTGCCATACGCCTTTTGGGCTACCTTTAGAGGCAATGAGTGCTCTAGTAGCCTCAGACAATGCAAAAGTTTGGACAATTCCATCTTTTAAATTGCCATCATCACGCTGCAAAAATTGTAGGTTTGAATTCATCCCATTGATTGAAGATGAGATATTCGCAAACTCAGTATCAATCGCAACAGTTCTGACTGTTGAGCGCCCTGCTACTTGATTAGTTTCTTCAGTAGCAAAGCCTACGGTTGGGGTGTAATTCGGGGCGTTAGACATACGCTAAACTCCATCTAATTTAGCGTATGGTATGGGGCGGTTATTTATTCCATGCGATTAGTCATTGCTGCGGATTTTCTTGATTTTCTCCAAGCCATTGCGCCTGGTTTCATCAAACTCACGCTGGCTGATCGCCCCTTTATTTAATAGGCGTTTAGCCTGCATGATTTCAGAGCGAATTGATTTAACTTCGGCATAGTCCTGCCCTCTTGAAATGTCAGCCGACATTTCTAGATCTACCGGGCGAGCCTTAATTCCAAGGGTTTGAGCAACGGCATAAGCAGGCTGTACTGGCAATCCATCTTTGCCTCTGCCTGTGTAATCCTTGAATGGTGTTTCAATAGTAGTACCAGCCATTTCCGCGCCAGCCTGTGCCAGCCTGTCTGCATGGTACCCAGTCGGTGCAATTGCAGGGCTTATCATCTTCAATAGCCACTCGCTACGCTTCTGTGCCGCCTCTTTGCTGGTATCGTTCTTGTCCACAATATCCTTGCCTGTGAACGTGTCTTTATTCCAGATCATGGCTGCAATGGTCGTAAGCACCGGGTTGCTCGGCATGATAGGTGCTGGCAGTGCTAATCCACCATCTTGATTATTCAAATCAAACATATCGCCACCTGGTATGTAACGGGAAACATCCATAAAGATTGGCAGACCAGTCTTGGGGTCAGTGCCTAATCTAATCGTTTTTTCGGTACCCATTGCTGACTTTCCTTGCATCCAAGGCGGCAAGTGCTTGCGCTCTTCCTCTTCAAGCTTCTGCCCTTTCTCATACTTGGTTTTCAGGTCATCGTCATCATCGCCAGCGATTAAACCGTATGCCAGCGCATTGACGCCTGCAATGGCCAGCGCTGGCGCAGCAAAACGCCATGGGTAATTAAATAGCGTGTTGGCCAAAGCTGGTACCGCTTTGTAGGTATATGCAAAGAATGGGATGCCCACGTCACGTATCACGCGCGCAGTCTTTGGCAAATCGTCATAGTTGAAAATGAACTGGGTTGCATAGTCAACGGCATCATCTGGCTCCATGCCGTTCTTACGTGCATCGCGATAGATGAGGTATTTGAAGAAATCATCCTCAAAACGATAGGCCTTGCCCATTGGCTTGGTCAGGCCAAAGGTAAGAATCTGGTATGTGAGCTTGGCAGACTTGGCAATTTTTGATTCTTGCTGGTTGAGCATGGCCTTGATATCGTCTGGCATTTCAGCGATCAGCTCGGCACGGGTAATGTCGCCAGTCATTAAGCCGATGTCTTTGGCCTCTTGAATCATGGGCGCATTTTTAACAAAGTCACTCAGCGCACCAATATACTTGTGACTATCCCAATAACTTACGCCAGCAAAGTGTGCCATGGTCAGATTGGATATCACGTTATTCATGTGGGCTACTGGATTTAATACAGTCCTGCCAGCTTTCCAGAAGCTAAGTGCCTTTTTGTAATACTTAACCAGGTCACTTGATTCCTCAAACTGGGTAATGTGCTGGATGATGTCATCGCGCACATACAGACCAGCCAGGTTGCCATATTTCTTCACACCGCCAGTTTCAGCAATGTCACTATCAGGAACTTTGGTATAGCCTTCAGATGGCCGTGGGCGTGTCCACTCGGTATTTTTGGCGATACCATCAAACAAGCGTCCAAGCGCAATATCATTCTGCATGGCGGTGTACCCCATGACATACCTGAATAATGCATCCCGGTTCTCATTCATGGTGGCGCGCTCTTCTGGTGTGAAGTCACGCCATACAAGCACTTTATCAATGCCAGCCACTTTGTTCTTATCGATGAGCTCAAGCTTGCCGCTTTGGTTCTTTTTCCATAGCGGGTCTCGCACCTCCCATCCAAGGCTTTCCCAGTTAGGCAGTTCTTTAACGTCAATCTCTTGATATAGCCCACGTCCTTTTAGTGAGCCTCCACCCAGACCACGCACAGGCAATGCCGCCTTAAATAGCTTCTTGGCCAGACTATCTAACGCTGGATCCTGTTCACGGTTATAAAAGCGCGGCAGATACTTGCCACGCCAGCGGTCAGCACTCTCTTTATTGAGCATCCCGAGCTTAACGAGCTCATCGGTTTGGGCGTCCATGGTTTGCTGCATGCCAGCAGCTACTTGCAGAACGTGATCAGGTGGAATTACACCAGGCTTCATCATGCGCTCTACCACGTCAGAAACCATCTTCCTATCGTCCAGGCTCATAGGCGACATGGCTTTAGCTACCTCATGGGCTGAATCAAGCGCCTTCTGCATGTCGGCTTTGAAGTGACGTATTTGCGTACGCAATGCTGGCGGTGCTAATCCAAACTGCACCTTATCGGCAATATTGTTGGTAATGTTTGAAATGACATCATAAGCCTTGCCAGTCGGTGCGAGCTGGTAGCGGCCAAGGTCATCCTTGCGGAATAGCCAATTGCCTTTTGGTTTTGTATTTCTTTCTGGGGTATCTTTAGGGCTAGAGCGTGAGTACATCACGCGCTTTAGGTCTGGTGCTAATCCGTTCCTTGATAGCTCAGTGACCAGCTTACCCAGAATTTGTTGCCTTCCCTCTCCGCCCTCGCGGCGTAGAAAGGTATTGAACAGAGCCGCTCTCTTAATCGTGCCGCTTCCCGCGCGATAGGGATTATTCGGCTGTCTGGCGAGTTCGGTAGCAATTCTTTCACTATCTGCAGCAGTAAAGGGTCTGCCGTCAGTGTATTCGAATTTTCCGTTTTCTGGATTGAAGATGACATCTTTTAGCTCTGGTATATTGTCCGTTGCGCTCTTCCATGAATTATACACTAACTCTTTGATATTATGGACGTCATTGCCCTTCTGCCAATCTATGGCACGTTGGGCTTTACCCCAAGGCGCATCATGGCCTGTATAGTATTCGCCGGGTATTTCTTGAGCTAAATGAGGCTCTAAATGTTTAGTGGTGCCATACTTCAATGCGCTTGAAAGCATGTTTTCATTACGACGATAAAATGCGCGTCTAGTTAAACCAAGTGGGTCACCAATCAACACCTTGCCATTGTTGTGTGCATAAGCAGCAGCCATGTCATATATGGCGCTTCCTCGATCTACACCAGACTGCAAATACTGAACGTCTATCCACACATCTTTATCTTTAGTCATGATGATGCCTGACCTAATATTTGAGCCAGGTACATACACTTCCCAAGCCCTGTCTGCTTTCTTTTCTGAAGTCATTGAGCGTCCGAGCTGCTCCACCCTGTAACCCGGGTCTAGCTCTTTGGCAATGTCATAGATTGATTTAGCCTCGGTCAATGGACGCTGGAATAATTCAGGGTCACGTGCAAGGTACTCAAGCGCAGCGGTAAGGTAGGTATCGCCATCATCTTTAGATGGCTTGCGGTCTTTACGGCTGAATGCGAGCCCAGTATCAGGCTCGGCAATACTTCTTCCAGTCTCAGACAAGTATTTCTGAGCATCGCGTAGCAAACTTGCTACTTCTGCATCCGTAATATCATCTTTGATAAAGCCAATGCGTTTCAGGAATTTACGCACTGCATCGATGACGCGTTTAACAATGTCATTTTGCAAGTTACGTTCTGCCATGACTGCAATGATTTCTTTAGCTCGGCGCGCTTCAGATAGACCTGGCTGAGTGCGATCAACTTGCTCGGCCATATCTTTTATGGTCTTGTTGCCAGCTGATTCTGCCTTTACCACTCGGCTGATCAGAGATTTCATCAGATCTTTGCCAAGCATGTTTTCCATACCGTAGTGACCAATTAACTCATGGCGCGCCACTTCTTTGGCGCGGTTTACATCAGGCAAGTTGCCAGCGATTAAGGCTACGCGGTTTGCACGTATGTCAAAGAAGCCTTCAATACCATCTGCATTCTCACTATTAACCTGGTCTTGAATGTACTTAGGCGCATCGGCCATGGTCTGGTACACATCAATATCTTGGTTATAGATGTCATCGGCTATGACTTTGCGGACTTCATCTACTGTGATGCCAGTGGAGCTATCAGATTTACTGAAATTTATACGTGGATTATTTGAATTAAACTCACCATTGTTACCAACAGCAGATTTAATTTGAGTTGCCTTAACAGGAACCCATGACAATCCCCTGAATCCCCCTTCAGGAGTTCCGCCTTCATCTAGTATTAACCCATCAAAAGGCTGATTAGTTTCTTCAATCCATTCTAGTAAATCTCGGCTATCCGTCCAATCAGGCAAGCCTCGTTCTGACAGAGGGGTATTATTTCCCCATTTACCAAAAAACTCTTTTTTGAATATTTCTTTTATATTTTGTTGGCGCGTGTCAAAAGGTTTTTCAATACTTAGATATACAGGATAAACAGCGGGAGCTTCTGCTCTCTTAGCGGTGCTCCCAGAGCTAGCAGCTGTATTTGTATAAACTGAAGCGTACTCAGGATTGTCTGTGAAATGTGATTCTTCTTTGAACTCATCAAACGAAGCGTTAGGTGTGCCGTGATAAACAACCAACGGGTTACCTTCAGCATCAACCACCTTGCTATCACCAAACCACTTCTTAAAAGCGTCTGTATCGGTCTTAAGAGCAACACTAAAAAGTGATTGAGCACCATTTGCTGCCGCTTTGTCTGCCTCACTATTACTGCCAGTCAGCTTGAAATCAGATGAATTTGTATCACCACTATTTCGCTTTTCATCCTTAGCACGGGCTGCGTCTGCAACGGCTTGTTCTTTAGAAGTGTCTTGACCAAGTAAATCAGAATTGACCATTTTGTTATCGTCAACAAATTGGTCTTGCGCATCAAATACAAGGTCATCCAGGTCTTGGGCTTGCTGGTCTGTTAGGTTGGTATCGTTTTGAATGTCTTTTGCCAGCGTTTGCAGCTCATCAGCACCTTTGGCATTGGCTATGCGTTCTTTGTAGCTATCAACCAATTGAGCACGGTTTGCGCGTGATTCTTTAGCCGGGGCTTTGGCAATCTCTTGCAGGCTAGTTAATGTATCGGCCAGCTGCTTATCGCCATTCAGTGCTGAAGCAGCATTCTTGAATTTGTTAGGATTGACTGCCACGCCATTCATCAGGTCTTTTGCATGACCTAGCGCAGTATCGTAAAGCTTTAGTTTTGCCTTGCCGAGCTGGTTAGCAGCTGCACGGCGCTTGATTAAAGCCTCTACGTGCTGCTTGATTCTTTCATCTGGCGGCGTACTGACTGGCGTGGATTGCTCACTGGATCCAGTTGTTTCGTTGCTTCTACTAGGTTGCTCTTGGCTTGGCTGATTTTCGATAGGCGCTGCGTTAGGTTCTGCACGAATTGATTGCGGTTCTCTGGCGGTACCTTGTCCAGCAGTGCTTTCTGTTTGTCCGTTAGTTTCATCGTTTGCCCTCGCTACCTCTTGATTAGCATTATGCTCTTGTTCGTAATACTGTGAAATCTCATTAGCTACATCATCAGTGGTAGCGTTAGCATGCACAAAATCAAGCCATGCCTCATCGTTCAAGGCTTCATTAAGTTTATCGGCTTGCTCTTGGCTGGCCACCGTCCATGAATCAGCAGGGTCTTGCTTTGCGGCCATTTCATCATGAAAGTCCATTAAAGCACTCACGACTTTAGTTTCTTTTGAGCCTAGCTTCTGGCCAGATACCGCTTTCTCAACCGCCTTGCGCATAGCACCATAAGAAACGCCTACATCTTTGCGGATGCTCTCAAAGTCATAGTCTTTTGGTTCCCATGTGGTGCGCGCCGACACTTGGCCTTCTTGATCACGAATAATCCTGCCGCCTATTTGTTCCCAGTCCATATCTGGAATCCATGACTGCAGCGTTTCGCGATTGTCAGCTACACGTTTTTCTAATGAATCACTGGGCTGGCTATCCACTGGTGCAGATATATTACTTTCGCTGCTCGTTCCAGCCTCGGCGGGAATATCTGATCTGGCAGGTTGCTCCAAAACGTCAGCTCCATTGCTTCCAGCTCCGTTATCAGGTTGAGCTGCAACGGTTCCTGCACCCATGGAGGGTGCTTGTTCAGTAGTCTTGTTGTCATTGCTGGCCTCGCTTGCTTCAAACTCCTGCATCAATGGCGCATTGTTAGGTGCTGCTTGTTGTGCATCGGCTTCTGCTTGATGTTGTGCTGCAACGGCATCATCAGCAGCGGCAGTAGCGGCATCACCCTGGCTAATCTCTAGTTTCTGGGTTGGATTAGTGATTAAATCTTTGGCTTTTGTTAAGGCATCGATGATGTCCGCTTGATTGGCAGCTGGTTGTGGTGTTGGCTCTGGCTCATTAACAACTTGGGTGCTGTTAGGCCTATTGGCAAGGCTCTCTAATGCCTTACCGCCTGCACCCATGGCACCACTCTGAATAAGTGTGGCAAGCGCGGTATCTTTCACCGCCTTCTTGTAGTCATCAATGCCAGCCTCTTGATTGGTACCAACACCAGGTAACTTGTCCGCAAGGAATTGACCAGTAGTCGTAAGCTCTTCAGATGGCACTTCTTTCAAGCTGCTTTGCACTAATGCCTGCGCTAGATCAACGACGCCATTGCCAGAACCAGCTTTATTGAGCGCTTTAGCGATGTTTTCTGCACCGCCTAGCTTTTCCCCTAATACTTCAAATGCGCCCTGTATTGGCGCTCTAATTGCTGCTCCCGCGGGTGTTAAACCAGAATCACGGCTATTGCCATATTCTTGCGCAGTAGTTGAAGCGAAAATTGCAGGCAGTGTGACTTCAGGTGCTACTACGCCAGCACCAATGGCTGGCGCAGTTTGTATGACTGAACTAAGGGCATTGGCCGAGGCTTCAGGCACATCTTGAACGATAGATTCTTTGCTGAATCCCTCAATTGGTTTGCCGCGTAATACAGCGCCATTTTCAATGTCGTTGGCATATTGACGTTGGTTATCAGCGAATTGGTTAAGACTATCTGAGCTTAGAACATCGGCAAGTGCTTTGATGACACCTGATTCCATCTTTGCAATGCCAGCATAGCCACGGCGCGCACCGACTTCAGCAATGCCACCTAATCCATCAACGACCTTTGCACCTGGCTTCAAGTCTGGGTCAACTGGCTTTTCGGCCATGACGTTCTTGAATGCCTGCAATACATTGGCAGAAGGCGGCTGAGTGACAGCCGTTCCATCCAAGCCGTCAGTAACGGATGATGGTTGGAATATTTTATTGGCTACAGAGTAGATTTTGTCTTTAAGTGTTGGCTCTGGCTTATCAGTAGCCTCGAACTCACTCATCAGACTTTTGCTTGAACCCTTCTCCTGCGCCTCGAATTCATCAAGCAATGACATTATTTAACAATGCCTTTGCTACGATTAAATTCAGTCCATCGTTTCAGCTTGGCTGGATCACCTTTATATTTTTCATACCCATCAAGGTACTCTTGATATTGTGGAGTAATCTTATTGCCAGCAGGCGGCGGTGTTTCGCCACCTTTACCCCTGAAGAAAGCGCTTTCATCAATGTTGTACTGTTTTAACCATTTCTTGGTGTAGGTATTGAAATCAGGCGCATTCTTGCCACGGTTGCCATCAATGGCATTGAAGGGGAACTCGGCGTTATAGTCAGCGCGTATATCATCGCGAATCTGAGCAAAATCTTTACGGCTATTGGTACCATCGCCATTGCCAGATTTAATACTATCTTTACGAGTATTGGCAAGGCCAGCTTGCGCAAGGTTCTCAGTAGCACCAGCGTTTGCTTGGTTAGCCTGAGCATTATTCTTGGTAGTCTCTGAGGTACCTATTGAATTGAGTTTTTGCAGGCCAGTGAGCAAGTCCATCGTGCCAACATTGCCAGTGTTGTCGTAGCGTGTTTTACCCTGCGCTAACAATAGCGCATTAGCTAAGTCTAGCTGCGGGTTGTCCTCACCATTGGCCAGTTTGTTGATCAGATTTGCTTCTGCAATCTTGGTTGGGTCTTTCCCATCTATTGCATTTGTAGCAAGTGCAATCGTATTTGCATTTTCTGGTGTGAGCTTGGCAGTGATTGCATTGCGCTGATCGCCTTGAATGCTGCCAGACAAGTGCTCAAGATTCTTATCGCCAAGCGCCAACATTTGCTTCAATCCAGCGTATTTCTTTTGCAGCTCTGGGAACTGGGCAACATATTCTGGCGGCGGTAACGCAGTGCCGCCATCTTCAAACGCAAGTGGCTTGGTAGGCGGTTTATAGGTTCCTGACATTGAGGCATTAAAATCGCGTAATCCATTGTCGCTATTCGCACCAATGCCAGCCAATAGGCCTTTAATCAAGTTATCATCAGTACCATATTCTCGTTGCTGATTCTTTAAATCTGCCTCGGCATTATCTTTTCTAGCTGAAGCTTCTAATGCATTGGAGCGTTGGCCATCCATGACACCTTTTTGCTTATATGCATCAGTGCCACCAAAAGCTGTAGCCAGGGCTTCACCTAATGACATACCAAGATTTGTGCGTGTTTGCATGTTATTTACCTGCTTTCCAAGGCGCTTCTTGCACTACTATCTGGCCGTTTGGCCTTCTTAATGTCCACGATTCAGCACCTAATGCCCTAGCTTGGGGAGTATCTATCTCACCGCCCTGCCATGAAGGTGTTTGTGGCATGGTTTTTGGATCGTAATACCTACTTTCTGTGCTGAAGCTCGGATGATTAGGGAGCTTCCAGAAATCACTAAAATGCATCTGTTTATCGTTTGGGTTAATCCCTTGCATAGCATGAGAATCGCCTCTCAATAGACCTTCAAAAAATCCTCGCATGTCATAATCGTTGCTAACAGGCACACTATTTTTCTCAACCCATGACTTATAAAGTTCATCTGCAATACTGGCCATAACTTATCCGCCGTAAGGTGAAAGGCTACCTGTATTAAAAATGCCGCCCGCCTTACCAGCTGCAGGTGCAAGCCCTGTCAATAAACCAGCAACAAGAGAACCTTTGTCTTTAACACCATTAAGAGAAACGCTTGCATCCCTGTTGATGTTATTGATGCTTGAGTTAATGCCTGCAACGTCACTGGATAACTCGCCACCTTTTAATGCTTCGTCTTGATATAACAGTCCACTTGCATCATTGCGCGCCATTAAACGTGCACGTTTCAGGATATCTTCAGTTGCTGCGGCAGTAGCTGCGCCCTTTGCACGGTCATAGTCACTAGATACCGCTCCGCTTGTAGCAGTAGCCACTTCGCCACCGTTATTGCCAGCATTGGCTTTCAGTAGAGCATCAACTAGGCTGCCCTCTTGTTTCGTAGCAGCATTTTCATAACCCTGTGCTCGATCTGCAGGGTTGTATGTATCTGCAGCAAAGTTTTGAATCAGGGCTGCTTTCTGCTTGTCTTTTTTGGCAGTTGCCTCTGCAGCCTGATTGATGATGTTTTGCTGCTTTTCAGCAGCATCATCCGCAGAGCTCATCTGTACGGCGGTTCCAATTCCTGATAGAGCCAAACCTGCTATTTCTGCGCCTGTGCACATATCAGTCCTTAATAACTGTTAGTTTTTCCACGGTCACCATTGATGGCCGAAGAATACGGGGTTGATTTAGTTTGTTGCGGAATAGTGGTGCTCGCAACGCCATTGGTATATGCGGCATTTTGTTGTTGTGTTTTGAGTGCATCAAAGAAACCAGCTAGACCGTTGGCATTAGCATTGTCTTGTGCAGTGCGCGCATTGTTTTGCATGTCTTGATAAGCTTGTTGTTGAGCACTTCCAGCATCAAGACCAGAGCGGATGCTATTGATGAGGTTAACGCGGGTCGTATCATCTGCACTACGCGCATTATTGGCGGTTGATAAGCCGCTATTAGTGGCTTTCAATACACCTTGCTGGTAGGTGTCAAGGATGTCTTTATTTACATCAACGTCACGACTGCCACCACTCAGACCTGCACGGGCAAGCATAAAATTAAGTTCGCGTTCAGTGATAGCGCGGTCTTTATTCAGATCAAGCAATGCATTGTTCGTGGCATCACTGCCAATAGTTGAATATAGTTTTTCTCGATCAGATGCCGCTGTTGAAAGCTTTTTAGCTTTTTCTGCTGCTGCGGCTACTGCTGCGTCATATCCAGCCTGGTCAAATACAGTTTGCGTTTTTCCAAAATTGTTTATTCCATTGAAGCCACCAAAAGCAGTGCTAGTGGGTACTACATTTCCAGTGCTTACAGCTGAAAATATTCCAGATGGATTTGCTGCCGTTGAATTTGATGGCACAGTTTTGGTAAAAGCGGCACGGTCAACGGTTTCTGGTTGTGCTTGTGAAACTCCAAATATTTCGTTTATTTTCTGTATTGCAGCCGCTACACGTGCATCTTCAGCTGCTTGACGTTCAGCTGCGCCACCATCGCCACTGGCACCTTTATATAAACGGCGTGGGCGCTTTGTATCACCAGTAGGCGGTGTGAAAAATATTGGTTCGTGTAAGTGGTTTCTCATCATCAAATATCCTTCAATAAGCACTCGCCTACTGTGTTATAACCAAGCGCCTTGTAGAGCCTTAATACACTTGGGTCACCAGTTCCGATACCAGGTCGAATTTGTTTGGCACCCATACCAATGCACCACTCTTCAAAACGCTTAATCATCTTTACGGCAATCAAGCCGTTTCTATGCTGAGGCTCAATATAAATTGAATAATCAAAACCCATGCGGTCATGCGAATACCAAGGCGTATGCACGTCACCAGCCATCCCCCCCACGACTTCACCATCTTTCACAGCCACCACTGCAAAGCCTGCGGCAATGAGCGTTTTCATGGTTGCTTCTACTTTTTCAGGTGCGTAGTTAATGTGCTTATAAGTGCTTGTGTCATGAAGCTGCTGGCCGAATTCAACCAGCTTTGGTATATCTTCAACTGTCGCATTTCTGATCATGCAGTACCTAAAGATTCAAAGTAGTAAGTGAGTTGATGCAGCTCAAATTCTTGGTCATCGTAGTTACGCAGCACTGGCGCCAGATTGGTTGCCAACAATTCCACTGGGTACAAGTAACCTGGTCGCGTATCGCCTTGCACCGTTACTGGCGGGTCAGTGATTAGGTCGGTATTGCGAGGGTCAAAACGATGTGCAATCTGGCATTGGCCAGTAACTACTGCGTCCATGGCAAGTATCTGTTTCAAGATGCCTGGCTGTTTGAAATCTAAATAGGTCATTTCGATGTCAACTGGATACTTCACGCCATCGTCAGTCTTAACGGTGCGGTCAACCTTATAGACGTTATCCCCAGAGCGGATATACAGCTCGGCATTGAGCTCATCCATATAGTCCAAGTTGAATGGGTATTCATAGAGGCTCCAAGCAGAAACGCCTGAAGTTCTACTGAAAGTGAATACCATTGCTTTGTTGCCTGAATAGAGCCAGTATTGACCGCCACCGCGATAGTATTGGGCTTTAGCATTGGCCAATACGATGAAGTCACCATCTAACAGGTTACGATCAATGGGTGAGCCCACATCTGCATCTATCAGATTGGTCGTGACATCCTGCCGGGTAATCGTGCGTACACCAGCAGGGCTTAGGAAAAATACATCGCCACTCATGTTAGCGTGTGAGTAAGGCAGCACAGAGCCAACATCAACCGCTTGCAGGAATGCATGCTTGGCTGGATCCACATCGACTTGCCATATCTGGGATGAATCAGCAAAGAACACCACAAGGCGGTTACTGTAGAAGCCAAGTGCTGTAGCATCAGCTGCGCCGGATTGTTGCAATCCTACTGGTAGAAAACCAGCATCATTAGATGTTGTCCAGTCACGCGGGAAGTTAGTCCGACAGAATCTAATGACATCGCCATTGACGCCTTTCGCCCACATCTTGCTGCTGATCTTGGTCACTTCTTTGGTGTGAGGGCAGTTAGCATCATCTACAGCAAAGGTAAAAGCTGTCCATGTAACACCGCCATCATTTACGGTACCAGCAAGCGTAGTTGGCCAAGTTGGTTGCACGGCACTGGTTGAATTGTAATTACGGCATGTCCACGTCACAGTGCCATCAACCACAGTGGCGCCATTAGTCGTTGGCCATACTGGTTGCGTTGCCCCAGTGTTACCAGCAACCGTTGCTTCATATCGATAGCCATTGGCTACAGTAGGTCGTTTAAATGAGCCTAGCGCTTGCGCAGTGCTCGCTACCCATGCAGCAACACCTACGGATACATCAGATACCTTATAGCGGAAATTATTGGCTGTAGTAGGCTGGTAGTAGTCACCAAGCGTTACAACGGTTGATACTGGCCATGCTGCGGGATTATCAAGGTAATGGTGCCGGACATCGCCAGAGGTGTACTCAACCGCTGCATACAGGAAGCCATTGAACACATCGGCGTAATGCACCTTAGATAAGCCTAATGCCAGATTGATAGGGCTCTTGACGTTCTTTGCTGAAAACAGGCTGTTGGCATGCACTATTGGCGTGTTGCCACCATAGAACGTATTGAGCTTGCCATTGCCAGCGAATAAGCCAGTGGTACCAGCCTCAAGCGTTGCAATCTTGGTCAGGCCTGGACGCTTGCGTATGGTGCGGCCTTCAGTGGTATAGGCATTGCGTAACACACGCAAGCGGTTAGCATCAGAAGTGCTGGCGCCTTTTCTAAGGTCTAAACCATAGTCAAAGCGCTCGAAGGTAATGGATTTAGGCACATCACACCTGTTGATCAGATGTTGGCGGGTAGTCGTAAGGCGTTCTTACGGGCTCGCCGTGTGTCCATACGGTCTTTGATCTGTGCTTGGCTTTAAGCTTACTTAGCAATGCATCAAGCTGGCTGGCATAAGTGTTGGCATCTGGTTGGCGATAATGTGCCTTGGCATTAGAAAGTGCATGCAGATAGACAATCTCAGAAGGCAGACTTGTGCGGTCACCATCTACATTAAGCGGCGCAAGCGTTTTAATGTATTCAATGCGTATGGTGTAATCATTGGTTGCTGGCACTGGCCATAGCTCATACTGTGCGCGGCGCTCATACTTCTGAGGCACACCGCCTGGGTTCCAGCTGCGGTCAGCTAGGCTGATACCCTCTTTTAATTCAATATAGCGGCCACTCCATTTGATGGATATACCAAGTATTCCCTCGATATTGCAATCAGCTGGATAGTCATAGAATTGTTGATCACTGCCCGTTAAACGCTCTTCAACGGCTTTCATTTCCAGCCATTCAAATTGCTCATAGAGCTGCGTTTGTGCTGACCGAATCATTGAATCGATCAACGCTGAATTAACAACGCCAGCCTGCCCTGCCATACCAAACCCAAGGCGGGTCTGAATGTCAGAGCGTATAGCGGCCAGCGTTCTTTTGAGTGGCAGTGCCATGTTGCGCTACTGCTTTACTCTTGGTTTTCTAGCTTAGACTTTGCATCGGCAATTGCAGCTTCAAGCTTTGGAATGCCTAATAGGTGCGCATTCTTAATCTTCAGTGCTTTAGCTTCAGCAACCAATGCATCACGTACCGGGTCACCATCGCCTGTACCAGCTGGCTTAGTTTCCTTTGGTGCTTTAGGAGCCTTTTGACTGCCAGCGAATGAATCTTCAAAATCATCCAGGTTACGGAATACCAAGCGTGTTGGATTAGGCATTTCATTGCCGCCCCTGTAATTCTCTTCAAGGCGCGCATATTCATCAGCCGTATCGAACTCAGCTTCTTTAACAGGCGGCACGATATCGGTTTCAACGACATTTTCATCGCCATGCATCACGCGCAGAATATCTACTTCATGCGGCAATACGGTTAATGGGGTCTTAGAACCTTCGCCGCGCACCAATAGCACGATTAGGTAAGGTAGGATAACTTTCATGGTTTCACTCCTATGTTATTAAAGGCAAAATAAAACCGCCACACACTAGGCATGGCGGCTCTATTGATTACGCTATTGACAATACAGCGTTGCTATTACGCTTCTGGCAACCAAGACCAAACTTGGAAGTCATTGCGAAATGGTAGGTGTATTGATCAATTGGGCGACCTGGGTAACGCATGCGCATAAAGTCAGCGCTATCGCGATGGAACTCAATGCCGTTTGCCAGATTCAGCATGTAGCAACGTTTTGTCCAAGGGATAGCTGGCGCAGTACCAAAGCCAGTATCAAAGTCAGGCACGTATTGCATTGGGATACCATCAAACTTCAAGGTATCGGTTGCCATATCGATAGACAGCTTAGAGCCGCTACCGTAGGTCACTTGCGTTACGTTTGAAGCGATGATTGCATTGCGCAGCGCATCGTAGAAAGCGCCACCACAAAAGATGTGAGTGAAGCGACCTTTACGGCGCATGATGTCACGCTTAGATTGCTCTAGCGCATCCAGCAACACTGCCAATGTGGTACCCAAGCCAGTACGGGCAATGTTCTGCCAGTAGGTTTGAGAAGCCGAGATATTGCCCACGGTGCCTGCTGTTGGTGTGGTTGAAACGATGGTGTCAATACCAGGTAAAGCATTGGTGTATTGAGAGCCATCAAGCCACAGCAAAGCGTGGATCATGTCTTTAACGCCTTCTTCAAGCGCCATGAAGTTAGACAGGATGAGGTTGGTTAAAGCTACAGCCTCGCCTTTGGTTGCTGTTGACTTACCGATGTCATCATTGACAGTAATGCCAGCGCGCTTGAGTTCATCCTCATTTAGCACGAAGCCGTCATGATGGTTCATCCAATCCCACTTAGAGAAGTCGTTAGGTGAACGGCTGTTGTAACTGACCTTGCCGTTACCACTCCATAACTGGCCATTGGCATCGTTTGACTTAAAGATATTGATAGTGAAACCATCAATACCTCCATCAATGTCTTTGGCTTTAGGGAGTAATACATCCAGCAATGGACGATATACGTTAACTTGATCTACGGGCTTGTTCTTGCCGTAGGATGTAATGGCAACTTTGCCAATTTTTGCTATTTCAGCTGCGTTTAAGGGCATGATTTTTCTCCAAACGATAAATAAAAGTTCTTACTCACGGTTGGGCGAATCCCATACAGCCCTGCAACTGGCGAAGTTTGCGTTACAGCCATACATCTACTGCTACTACTATTCCCCATCTAATCCCAATTCTTGGAGCACAGCTTCTTGGGGTGTGCTTGGTGCTGCTTGACCTTGACGATGGCCATTGCCACGTAATGGCAAGTTACTGCCACGACTGTTAGTCTTTGATTCAACAAGCGCTTTCTTCAGTGATTTGTACTGAAGCTCAAGGGTTTTAGCCCAGAGGTTAGGTGTGTACGATTTACCAATATCAGCAAGCAATGGCTGCAAGTGAGGCAGGATTGCAGGGAAGTCTGGGTCTGTGGCTTGCCATGTGTTCTGCAATGCAGTCACTTCTGCCACTGCATCATTCAAAGCCTCTTGGCTCTGGTTAGTAGTTTGTTGCTGTTGCTGCCTTTGTTGCTGATCGCGAGTAGCGCGCGCTTCAATGTTTCGTTTTTGCGCAATCTCAATGGCTAAGCCTTCATCAAGCTCAAGAGCCTCTACTTGTGCTTTCAATTCTGGGTGGTCATCAAGAGCGCTGGCGCTAATAGTTACGCGCTTGCCATGCATCGCTTCAAACTGTTTGATCTGGGTTCCTACTACTTTGGCGAATGCTTCAGCATCCCCGGTGGCCAGAATGTGGCGATAAGAAGCGAACTCAACCAGGTCATGTGCAGCTGATTCATCCTGAAAACCTAGCTGACGTAATGAATCAAACGATTCTTTGTAGCGGGTGTTCTCTACTTCCAGCTTGCTAGAGCGCTCTTTCTCTTGCTTGTAGCCCTCAGTGACCTTGCGGAAACGCTCATTGGTGTCTGGGTTTCTGCTATTCAGCGGTGCAAGGTCTGCATCAGTGATTGCGCCTTTAGCTGTCTCAGCTGCGGCTGCAGCAGCTTTTTGCTCTTCAGTAAGCTCAACTTTGTCTTTGTCGGTTTCACCAGCTACAGCGGCAGTCTTTCCTGCCTCTTGTTCACCATCTGGCTTATCTTTATCTGCCCCATCGCCACCGCCTTCATCAAGGCCTAGCTCTTCAAGCACGGCATCAACTGGGTTTTCATCTGAACCTGTAGCGGTATCATCGCCACCAGTTACGGTGTCATCCTGATCATCATCGCCACCGCCGCCCTCTTCAGGCACGATTGAGAATGTGAGGAATTGGAGAAACAGAAAAAGTAAATTGAATTTCATTGGTCGGCACCTTAGATATACACGTGCAGACAATCTAATCTAGGCAATAAAATTCCATGCGATACGCGCTATTGAACGGTAGGCGCTTCTTGCGTTGGCGGTATAACTACTGGCGGCGGTGCAGCTTGAGGCTGTGCACCCGGTACAATAGGTGCAGCGCCATTCGGTATGACAGGTGTTGTCAGATCGGCATCAGTAATACCAAGCAATTCCTTGGCATCCATACGCTCATCAAAGCGCTTGAGTGTTTCATCCAGCAAGTTGATAGTGGTATTGGCCAGCTCCATCTGTCCTTGCTGCTTGTATAGAGCAACCTTCTCCATCGTGGCTTGAATCTGTGGCAATAACTGGATCCACTGATCGCGCTCACGCATTTTGTTAGGTCTAGCGGTTGAACCTGCCCGAATGGAGATATTGACCATTTCAAACATTTCTTTCTTGGTCAGCTCTGGCCAGACTGCATTAGCACCAAAGCGCTTCTGTATCAGTGCAGCAGGCATGTTCTGTAGCAATAGCTGTGCGCAATAGGTAGCAATATCACTCAGCCAATCTTCAATCACGTCTAACGCCTCACCTGTACGGCCTTGCATGCCAGCGCTTTGAATCTCGGCTTCGGTAGCGGTCTTGGCGACACGTACAGCGCCACTGGCTGCATCCTGCGCATTACCAACCTTCTCCATGTCATAGAGAATATCGCTGGTTTCATACATAGCAGGGTTGTATGGAATCTCTGGAAGGTCGGCAAGTTGGTCTGCAAGTTTGTCATTGCCATCAAAAGTAATGCCTACCACATCAGTTTTAATGGTGCGGTTATTGATAGCAGTGATTTCTGCATCAGTAATACCAGAAGATTTATTGAATACCCGCACTGGCAGATTCTTTTTGCGGTGTTCAGCAGCATTGGTGCGGCGAGTGTTGTACTCATCCTGAAGCTCGATCAATTGCTCAACCATAGAGCGTGGGTATTTCTTGCCATCTACACGGCGCAGCTGCAGGCCAAAGAACGGGTACCATTGCTCGCCCAATGCTTCTGGTTGGTAAGGTGCACGAATATAACTATGGCTACCCTCACACAAGGTATAAACCGTTAAATCTTTCAGGCTCCAAACCTCGTAGATATTTATGAGCTTGTCATCTTCATCCACATCTTTAGATGAGCTGCTTGTTGCATCAGGGTCATCTGAAGCTACGTATTTCTTGGAGCTACGAGGGGGATTCTTCTTGAATTGCGCTTTGAATGCGCCCACTGTCATCTTGATCTTGTGGGCAATCTCAGAGGCTTGCATGAATTCATCTATATCACGGCAAGAGGCATCTAGAATGATGACGTCCTCGCCTGACAGCACATCGATGACCAGGCCTTCAGATACCACCACTTCAATCTGTTTTTCTAAGGCTGATACTTGCTGCTTTAACTCAAACAGCTTGGCTTCATGATCAGCACACTCGCCATTCTCTTGCTTGGTTTCTTCAATGAGAAGCTTGATCTTTTCAACATTATCTTGCGTATCGTTAATGCGATTGCGGATGATTGGATCATCTTTGATATTGAGCTGGTACACCGCCTTAATCCAGCCTATGGTGCAGGTCAAAGAAGCTCGGACAGAGGCTTTACCACGTGTCTTTAGCTTTGCATCCTTGACCAAGAACACATTGAGGGCGTCTTGCAGCGTTGAAGCAAACTTGCCAATGAGTGAGTATTGCGATGTGTCAATGCGCTCATCTACAGTCACGGCAATTTCAGGTGCCTTAGCGTAGATGGCTGGCTGTATCGTTTCCAATACAGAGCCAATGAGATTGGTGCGGACTAACCCAGTTTCACCATCATCTTGAGGGTTACCATCCGCGTACTCTCTTGCATCAGTCCAGCCTTTAGCCCGTTCTTTAAGGTCGGCTTCAAACGCTTTAATGCGCTTTAGAAGGCGCTTACAATGCGCCTTCTCTTGCTCCGACACCTTAGTTTCATCGGGCTTTTGCTCATCAACATTATCCAGCATCGGTTATTAGTTGATGTCTGAGAGGAATGTTGCCTTGATGCCGCCTGATGTGTAAGCCGTTACGTTTAGACGCACGTATTGAGCCAAGGTAATCAGCTGAATATCAGTGCCGCCTGCCGTGACTGCAGTTGAGCCAGTAGCATTCACCCACGTTACGTTATCTTGAGAGGTCTGCACTTGAGCTGATCCTACAAAAGCACCAGCTGGCGAATGCAGGATAGCTGCAACGGTCATACCTGGCAGAAAGCCAGCTTCCATCGTAGTGATTGTTGCGCCAGCTGCTAAAGCTGCTAAAAGCGCGGTCTGTTTGAGTTTCATGGGAATTCTCCTAAAGTGGCTAGTTTGCAAACTTGCCACGTGAGATTAGCCCATGCCTTTTTTTTCCATGCGATAGCTCTATGAGCGGTAAGGTGAACGCTCTTTCTTCTCTGCTGTGCTCTTATACACCCACTCAATAGTGCCTTCTTCAACGGGCTTCTTGCGCTGCTTGGTCGGCCTGATAAACGGCCTACTCATGCATGCATAGCGCCAATCATCGGCTGCGTGATCCTCCATCTCACTATCCAAATCCTCTGGATTGTTTGTATCGTGCTGTAGTAATGGAATTGTTCTGATTGAATCAACACAAGTGTCAAAGGTAAATATCATGGGTTCATCATCCACACCGATAAACCGTTGGCGCATCTGATCCCATCCGTTAATACGTGAGTTATCAGCCGCTCTGAATTTTGCACCCTCTTTGCCCATGCGCTCTGCAATGCTAGCGCCACCGTCAACTTTCCAGCATGAAGGGTCAGCCACACCATAAGAGATTAGCTCTTTCTCTTCACGCTTCACAATGCCACGGCCAACCTCTTCGGCAGTTAGCTTCAGGCCTACGTTTGGTTCTTTGGCTCCATACCACTCGCGATAACGTATCAATGCATTCTTTTGCACAATGCGGCCATCTGGCAGGAATATGCTGCCGTCACTGATCGTCCACCATCCAACACTGAAAGGTTTTGCACTTCCCCAGTCGAAAGACCTAAATCGCGTCCACTCAGCAGGTATTCTGAATGGCTTAATGACGTGTACCGCTTTATTCCAGCAATCAAAGTAGGCGCCAGCAACAATATCCCAGTCACCTTCAAGCCATGCCTTAACAAGCTCGGCAGAGCCAGATGATTTAAGCAGTGATATGTATTGCTCATTACCCTTGAGATACAGGTTATCTGTAATCTTAGATGGAATGAACATGCGAGTAAGGCCATGCTCATCGGTGTATGGATGATAAGGCGGTGCTATATCAATGAACCTAGCTTTTACCCAGATATGTCCTTTACCGCCTGGATTACCTGAAGCCCTAATTCGGCCAGCAATTCCTGATGCACTACGCAAGCAGGCTTTCAGGATATTGTAAGCATACGGTGTAGCGTGATTTGTCAGTTCATCAAAGCCAATCCAAGTGTATTGATGACCTTGGTATGATTCGGCATCTTTCTGGCTTTCAAGATAGCGCATCTTGAGCGTGGCGCCACTAGGGAAATACCAGCAATTTGCGAAAGGATACTCAGCGCTCTTAGTGCTTTTATATACGGCACCGACAAGCGGGTAAATCTCCATAGCGCGCAACTGCAGCTCTTCAAGTTCTGGATATGTCTTTCGGAACATGATGCCACGCCAGATTTTACCCAAGCCGACATCCTGAAGATAATCGCCTAATAGAAAGTCTGACTTACCGCCGCCGCGAGCACCGCCGAAGAATAGCTCATCAACGAATGCTGCGGTTATTGCACTACTTTGTGTGCCTGGTTGCGGTTCCCAGACCATGAGCCTTCATCCATTCATCTTTACTTAATTTAGGGGCGGTTTCTACTTCGTGATGTATCTTTCCTTTTAAATCAACCTCTGATTTATCCACGAACATTCCAAGATGCCGTGCAACACTATCAAGCGCCTTTAGCTGATCCTGCATCTTTATTTCAAGGCCTTCTTTAGTGACTTTCACACCCGCATAGAGCATTGCTGTTTGCTCATCAATATTTCGCGTGTCATGCGGTGCTACGTCACCAGTGCCACGACCAAAGCATTTTGGACAATTGTTGTGTGGTGTGAATGTTGGATTGAAGCCGTAACCACCTACGTTAGTAGGCATAACATGCACTTCATCCGGGTTTTCTTCTGAATTTTTGACAAACGCAGCATATTCATTAGTGAATTCGTTTTCATCAATCCATTGGTAATTGAATTCAATGCCATAGCAATAACGACAAGCACAGCGCCGATACTCAATCAACTTTCTAGGGTCGGCTGTAGCAATCATCCAATACCTACTAAGCACCATATCCTGAGTAATCTCTGTACGTTCTGAGCGTTCATCCATCTTTAATTTGATTGCCGCTTCCACCTTAGCATTGCTTAACAGTCTTGAAGCTTGAACCTCTGCAGTCTTTTCACTGTATCCAGCACGAATAGCTGCTTGCTTACCATTCAAGTCAATAAGGTACTCATCAACAAATCTATTCTGTTTTACGTTCAAGTCATTCATACCTCAGCCTCACATGTTTCAATAGGCGTCTGCACTCCAAGCACTTTGATGTATTCCAGCTTCTTGAACAGATGCACCTTGTTATGGCCATCAATGCGGGTCTTGGCCTTCTTCACGATTCCGCGCTGCTCCATGCTCAATAGCGCAGATAGCGCAGTCTTTATCGGGATATTGCAGCGCATCGCGAGTGCTGCAACTGGTTGCCATGTGGGGAGCAGCTCTTTGTGAAGCTTGCTTTCAACGTGAGATAAGCGGTTCTTGTTCATGGCTTTAACCCCAATCCGCTCCAATAGCGCCCTTGCCCTTCATGCAGATACAAACGGCCACCGCCTAAATTTGAGGCTTCTGGCATCCACGATTCAACGCTATATTCATAACCATCTATCGCGTCATGAAGCTTCCGCGCTTTGGCAATATCATCATGCAATATCTGTATGGCACCGTCACAGCGCTTAATGTCTTGCTCCAATACCGCCACAAGGATATTTTCCCCGCCACCCTTCCGCTTCAGGCGCTTTATTGCCAGGTTGCGCTTGCCTATGCGTTTATGCAGCTCAGTGATCACGTCTTGGCTAGATTCAATGGCATCTGCCATTTTCTTCTTCATGGCGCCGATTAGGTCAACCCTGTCCACATCTATTGAATCAATCAGGCTCATCATGAGCCGCGATAAATCCTCATTTGTGGTATCGGGTGCCTCACCAGGTATATTTCCTGTTTCGTCATACTCGCGGCGCTTGGTTTCGTCAGAGAGAATATCGAAGGCTTGCTGCAGCGCTACAAACTCTTCTTGTGTACCGCTACGATCTGGGTGCCTCTTCATTGAAAGAGCTTTATATTGCTGCCGTATCTTCTCCATAGTTGCAGAGGGGTCAACCTCAAGAATGTCATACAGCCTGGTGTTTTTCGCCATGGTTCCCCCTTAGATAATCCTCAATGATTCGCTTGGCCTCTTCCCAATCCCAACACACCACGCAGAAGCCGCCTTGCCCTTCGATAAATGCCTTAAATGCCAACTGTTCCGCACTGGGCTTGTTCTTGCCCCACTTCATTTCAATCCATAGCGAGCTGTAAAAGCCGCGGCGCACAGGTAGGCATAGGTCAAATACGCCTTTCTTGACGCCTTCCGCCTTCATCTTCCCCGCTGCAGCCTTGCTGCGATGTCCGCCATTGGGTATGGCAAAGAGCCATTCCAGTTCTGGGTATTTTCCCGTTACCAGATTCGCCCATTCAATCAGGGCGCATTGCTCTAGGTGTTCGTGCTCGATCATAGGTACCTAATGGCCATGTAGTTGATGACTAGATGCATAGTGTTATCAGCAATGATGAGCAGCCAGAAAGCCAGCCATGGCGGTGTATCTTTGTGGTACCCGGTCACATTGCAATCAGCCCATCTAAAGCTTGGATTTGTTAGCCAGTTCTTGGCAAATACGACATAGCGAGCAAGCCTGAAGTGATCTATTAGCGTGTGAGTAATGAAAATTACGAACCATGCCCATAAACTAATTCCGAGCAGGAAAAATGGCCATGAGTAAACGAAAGCATGAAAGCTGGCAGCCCAGATGCATTTTGTTTTGTTCTGCGCCATCCAGTCTGTCTGGGTTATGTAGTCACCGACTAGGTGTAGTAGTAATTGCTCCATCATGCAGCCCTCTTCATGTTCATAATGTTGGTTTTCTTGGCACCGAGGCGCTTATTAGTTCTGGCATGGGCTAAATCCCACATGAGGCGCTTTTCAACGCGAGTGAGGCTATTGCCTTGGTCTAACTCGTAATGGCACTTAGCGCATAGACTTGCGCAGAATTCGTCGCTGGCTTTAATGCCTCGCCCATGGCCATGAATGGCTTGATTGCTATGCGCACCGCATACAGTTCCGTCATCAGCACCGCAATGCTGGCAAGGTATGGTGCGGTATAGCTCCATGAGAGGCTTGCTACGGATATAGCGGAATTTAACTAAGCTCATCGCTGGCCTTCCTAGCTATATCAACCACATCGGTTTTAATCTGACGGCGGAATTTAATTACTGCCTCACTCAGATATTTCTTTTGCCCAAAAGTAAGTTCACGATCAGGGAAATGCTCGGCTAAATTGGCTGCAAATTTTGCAAATGACTTAGTGCCAGTTCCAGGAACAAAGGTGCATTGATTTAAGGCTTTAGCCATAACTATTTCGCTTTGTGTCACGCTGCCGCCCTCTCATTCAATTCAATGTAAAAGGCCTTGACCTCAGCTGCACACACAGCAAGCAGCTCAGTAGGCTGTCTTACCCAGAAGTCACGGTTGAATACAACCATCTTGCGTAGCGTGGCCAGCTCGTTACCAGCCACGCCCCATTTACCAGTGCGCTCCCATCGTTTCTGGATGCTCTCAATGGCTGGCTTGAATTCGTTTTCAGCCAGGTCATGGGCATATTTGCGATCAGGGCTTGAGCTACCAGCCGCCAGTAACAGATTGAGCATGTCTTGAATGGTGTTGAAGTCATCAGTGGTTGGCTTGCCATAGGCCAGCACATTCACTGCCTTCCACTCACGGGATTCAATCTCAACCTCTTCAAGCTTGCGCATGACTAGGATTGGTGCCTTGGGCTTCATGCCGTAGTTGGTATTGCGGCGTTTGCCTTGTTTTCTCACGCGAACATCCTTTGCTGCGCAGTGGCAAGCTCAATACGGACGCATGCGTTATTGAAGTAAACTGGATCCACTTCACATGCAACCAGTGAATATCCAAAGTTATTGCAGGCAATAGCATTGCTACCGCTGCCAAGGTGAGTATCAAGAATAAGCTGCCCAGGCTTTGCGTATTTGTCTAAAAGCCATTCGTAAAGCGCTACGGGCTTCTGTGTTGGATGAATGCGCACTTCTTTATTTTTCATGTCCTGCTGAAGCATTCCAGACCAGCGGTACTTGAAAATTCGTGCGGCAGTGCTAAAGCTTGTCCATGCCAATTCGCAATCGGCGTAATGTGTACCGCCATTTACCTTGTCCCAGACAATCCAGCAAGATGAATCCTGGGGAATTTTGCTTATGAAGTGATTAGCACCCCAGATAATCTGGTTTTTACTTACGCGAATGAGCTCGTTAAAATATTCTTGGTCTGGTACTTGCTGATTCCATATTTCATGATGGTATTCAACCGATTTAGTCAGCCGCCCACTTGACTGATTTTTACGGTATGAATCCCCATCTACGCCATAAGGCGGGTCAACAATGGCGAGATCAAACGCCTGGTCTGGTACCGTGCGCATGAATTCCATGCAATCCATGTTATGCACGGTTGCCCCCCCCATGGTCTTGATCATATAAACCTCATGACTTGCTCAAGCACTACATCAAGTTCATCGCGGTTTTTGTAACCAGTAAGCACCTTATCCAGAATCACATCGATGACAGCGCTGTATAAACGCTCAAATTCAATGTCATCCATGCTGGCAAAGCTGATTGAAAGCGCCTCTAACTTCATGTGGCCATCAAGATCAAAGGTCTGCTCGTAGAAGCCAGCCAGAATGGTCACTTCCTTGCGGAACCGCTCAAAATTCTTAGCTACTGCCATGCCTTTGTACTGCTTGTGCTGGCGGTTCGGTTCCCATGCCTGATAAGCGAATCTGAGTAATGCAAAAAATTTGCAGTGAAACTTGCCATTGCGGACTTTTTTGAAGGTGAATTTAATGACTTCACCAGCTGACATACCCTTGATGGTTGACCAGAATATGCGCCACTCATCCCTGTCCTGCTCTGATAGACCATTCACATAGCCACCGAATAGCAGGCTCATGAGCTGTGTGCGCTCTTGCTCTGTGAGCTGGCGATCAGTGGTCTTAACAATATCGATTTCAGCCATTAGTTTTGGCCTCGGCAATCAGATTCAGCATGGCTTCTTTTCCGTGCTGCGTTCGGTATTCCGCCAGCCACGTATGCGCATCGGATTGAGTGGCATTTCTGAGCCATCGCACCTGGCAGCAACGCAGTGTCATGTTGTAGGTGAATTTGCGGTTTTTTTGGCATGATTCGCATGTCATTTCACACCGAGCTTGTCGTTGATTCTTGATACAAGCTGATCAGTAGTCAGCCCGTTTGTAGATAAACCAAGTTCTTTAGCTTTTTCGATAAGCACATTGGGATCAGTCTTGTAGCTAACGCCTTTTGCTTTCTCACCATTTTTACTTTCAATCAACCATTCAGCCTTGAAACCACGCCAGCTACGTTCACAACACATGACCAAAGCCGCTTCAAGCGTATAACTGACTTTTGCAGCCTCACGGACAATGCCGTTGATTGATGTTTTAGTGATTGGGGCTTTAAGATTTTTTCGCAGGGTTATGAAGTCTTTTGCCACATCTTCAGATACACCCATGGATACGAGCAACGCGAGCGGCTCTATGTTCTTTTCTTTAATGTTTAAATGTTTTAATGTTTGTTTAGTGGTTATTTGTTGGTTATCTGCTGGTTGTTTGTTGGTTATTTGTTGGTTAGTCTGCTGGTTGTTTGCTTCTTGGTCATCCTGATATTTGCTATAGTTTTCAATGGTATAGATTGAATATTTGTTGGTTGAAGTGATGGTTATAATTAGCAATTCTTCCAAGCGCTTTAACGATGTTCTGATTTGTTGCTCTGTTTGTTTAAGCCTGCCAGCCAGCTCAATTCTTCCGCTGATATACTGCCCACGTTTGAGTTCAATCACACCAGTTGAAGTGCCAACTTTGCGATCTTTATGGGTAGCGTTAAGCAATAGATGCATGAATAGCGCGAGAGTATTGGGTAGCTGAATCAATCCGCTATCCTCAATTTTTCGCCATACCTTGACATACCCACGGTTCACTTATTACTTTCCGCCTGGTTCCGATTGGTTCGGATTGCCGCGCGTCACACGATTGATAATATCTACCTCATGCAACTTACTTTTAGCCCAGTTACCGAGCACCTCATTGACTATCTCAGTGCGGGAAACTTGACGCGCCATAGCAACAGCGTCCAGAACCGCAACGATGTCTTTAGGGCATTCCCCCCGAAGTTCAGTCTTGACGTCACTTCTGGAAAACAAAACGGTTTCTTCGTTATCGCCTGTCATACAGACCTCGAATAATGATGGTTAAACTGAATAAAACTGACGTACTAAGCTGCTTTTTTGACGATTTTCTCTTCATGCAAAGCGGCAATTTTTTTACCTGCGCGCTCGTAGCCAACATCCTTCTGAATCTCACGGTAGAGATCAGAAATCACTGGCTGAGAAACTCCGACAGCATCGGCAATCTCTTTTTGTGTCATTCCGCCAGAGGAAATTAGGTCTTGAATCATCTTGTTAATAGTCAACATGACAATAATATAGGACTTCCTATGTTTGAAGTCAATAGGCAATCCTGTATAGGAATGAAAGATAATTACGGCATGTCCACATTCGGCGAACGCCTAAAGCAGGCTAGAAAAGCAAAAGGCCTGTCACAAGCAGCCTTGGGGAAGCTTGTGGGCGTTAAACAGGCAACCATATCCGAAGCTGAAGCTGAAGCTAAAGGCAGTTCTAAAAGCGGCCTAATGGCTGAAGTTCTTGGCGTAAGTCCAGCATGGCTGATTGATGGTAAGCCGCCAATGTATGAATCTACTGTCCAACAAGTTGCTGCCCCTTATACTCAAGAACCGCCAAACATAACTACTGGCAACACTATTTCAATGGTGCCGCTTATCTCATGGGTTCAAGCTGGCGAATGGTCAGAGGTTACTGATTACCTAGCTGATGACTGGATCATGATTGGAACAACCTATAAGGCCAGAAGGCGCACCTTTGCTCTGATTGTAGAAGGCGAAAGCATGCTTCCCAAGTTCCCAGAAGGCGTAACTATCATAGTTGAGCCTGATGAGGCGTATGGCAATGGCAGCTATGTCATAGTGAGGCAGAACGGCGATAAAGAAGCCACGTTTAAGCAGCTGGTAATCGATGGCGGTAAGATGTACCTGAAAGCACTTAACCCAGACTGGCCAAAACGCATTATCGAAATGATGCCGGATGCAGTAGTATGTGGCGTGGTGAAACGAATGGAAATCGATGTTTAAGGCCGTCATAACACTGGCACCGCTGGTATTGATTGCCAGTTTATTGCTAAGCGGCATAGTGGCCGTAGCTATTGGCAAGTATGACGCCTTCGATAAATCAGCGCTGAAGAAGAGCCTTGAAGTATTATTTGCTATATGCGCAATCGTTTACCTGGTTATGTCTGTAACGGATAACCCTTCTACCAATAACAAAAACAATTCAGAGAGTGAGGCTTGCTATGACAAACAAGGCACTTATAAATGCGAGTAGCCTGATCGCGCTATTATTATTGGCTGGCTGTGCATCCCAAACTATCACCAAGATTCCAGACGGCCTGAAAGTGACAGATGAGAAATCTGTTAAGGATTGCGAATTCAAAGGCGATATTCATGGCGTATCAATGCTATATGGCGTATTCGCAGAAGGCGCACTATCAAGTGCAAGGCAAGAAGCATTCAAGCAGGCTCAAGCGATGGGCGCCAATACCGTAGTGTGGCAACCCTTTGTGACACAAAATGGCGCAACCTCGGTACACGGCAACGCATATCTTTGTAAATGAATGTAATAGTTAGACCAATCAACCGCCACTAGGCGGTTTTTTATCGCCTAAATTTCCTAAATGTAAAAATATTGAAAAAATATAGATATTCCTATTGACCTTCATTATAGGAAGTCCTATTATATTTCTAACGCAGCAAGAAAATAATAGGAATCGACATGGCCAAACCAAAGTTTTTAAGAAAGTTTAATGAGCGCGCAGAAGAGCTCATTAAAGAAACTAGCGGTGTGAAATACGAGAGCAATCTAAGTTCATGGGAAGAGCAATTTCTCAGGGATATTGCTGCGCGTCATCAACAGTCCGGCTCTGATAAGCAAATGAAAGTCATGGCAAGTATTGAGCTGAAGGTTTTTGGCGTGGTGAAGGATGAAGAGCCATGTTTAGCTTAATAGACTCTGGCCTACAGCTCCAAACTGCCAGCATCGGCAAGTATTACCGTATTTGCGGCATAGGTGAAACGTCTGGCGCCTTGATCAAAGAAGCAACCGACAACAACGCCATCTTGCAGCGTAAAGGTACCCGCCTGGTCATTAGCAGCGTTTTGCTGGATGGCTATAAGCGTGTGCAACTCAACCGCCCTACTTCATCCCCAGAGGCGGCCTAATCATGCCTGACGTAATTAAAACAATTCTATGGCTGGTAGCAATCCTTGCCGTAATCATCGCCCTTCAGACATTCACCAGCGCCAATGACGCGGAATTTGATGCTGAAGAGCATGCGCAAACAACCACTTTAACCCCAGAGCAAGAAGCGATATTGCTGAACTTGCATAACCCAATCAAATAAGGAACTGCAATGACTGAAACAATAGAACGTGAAATACAGAGCATGGATGTTGATAGCTCCACTATCGCCCTGCTCAATAAATCAGAGATTGATCAGCAAATTGCTACAGCGCACAGATACCCGCGCTCTATAAAGGCGTTTCGCAATGAAGCCTTGGCAATGGTGACGCTAACGGAAGAAGTCGCAGCTGAATGTATTTACTCATTGCCACGTGGCGGCAAGGTCATTGAAGGCGCCAGCGCTCGTTTCGCTGAAGTCATTGCATCTGCATGGGGTAATAGTCGTGCTGGCGCCCGTGTTGTAAATGATCAAGGCAACTTCGTGACTGCTCAAGGTGTATTTCATGACCTTGAAAAGAACGTAGCCATTACCTATGAAGTGCAACGCCGTATCACTGATAAGCAAGGCAAACGCTTTAACGATGACATGATTGTAGTCACCGCAAATGCTGCTTGTTCAATCGCGCTACGTAACGCAATTTTGAAGGGTGTGCCAAAAGCCTTCTGGTCAGATATGTATGAAGCCGCCCGTAAGACCGTCATGGGTGACTTTGCAACGCTTGCTAATCGTCGTGCCAATGCCATTGCTAAATTCCAGCCATACGGCGTATTACCAGAGCAGATATTTGCCACGCTCGGCATTCAGGGTATTGAAGATATCACCATTGAGCACATTGCCACGCTTGTTGGGATTATGACGGCCATTAAAGATGGCGATACCACACCAGAGCAAGCCTTCGCACCAGCTGAAACACAATCCACCAGCAAGAAAAAGGTTGAATTGCCAGCTTGCACAGCTGAGAGCTTCGATAAGCAAAAAATTGGCTGGATGAAGATGATTGAAGGCAAGAAGAAAACGCCCAATGACCTGATCGCATTCATTGAAACCGTTGAGCTGCTATCACCAGAGCAAAAACTTGAAATCGCCTCTTGGCTTCCTAAGGACTAATCATGCAAACACTTAATCTTATTCAAGGTAGCCCAGAGTGGCACGACCACCGCCGTAAGCATTTAAATGCTTCTGATGCACCCGCAATGTATGGCGTATCGCCATATAAGACCCGCAACGAGCTATTGCATGAAATGCATACAGGCTTGACCAAAGAAGTTGATAGCGAACTGCAATCACGCTTTGACGATGGTCATTACTACGAGGCGCTTGGCCGCCCATTGGCTGCTTCAATAATCGGCGCAACGCTCTACCCTGTCACTGGGACAAATGGCCAGTTCTCAGCCAGCTTTGACGGTATCACCATGGATGAGCTCTATATCTATGAGCACAAGAGCTTAAACAATGAATTGCGCGCAATCATGGTTGGTGACTTCACTGGCAAAGACCTGCCCATCTACCACCGCGTACAGATGGAGCAACAGCTCATGGTATCTGGCGCGGAAAAAGTGCTATTCATGGCCTCTAAGTGGGAAGAAGATAAATTAGTTGAAGAGCGCCATTGCTGGTATGAGCCTGATCTTGAGCTGCGCAATAAAATTGTTTTGGCTTGGGCGCAATTTGAAAAAGACCTTGCAGAGTATGTGCCTGAAGCTATCAAGGAAAAGCCAAAGGCAGAACAAGTTGAATCATTCCCAGTACCTAGCATCATCGTGCGTGGCGAGCTGGTTGCTTGCAACCTAGAGCAGATTATCCCGGTATTTGATCGCTACTTTGAAGAAACCAAGACTGAGCTGGTAACAGACCAAGACTTTGCTGATGGTGAAGCCAATGCCAAGAATAGTCGTGAGGCCGCTAAGAATCTTAAGCTAAAAGCCAAGGAAGTAGTAGATCAGATTGCAACTGTCAGTGAAGTGGTCAGGCAACTAGAGCTATATGCAGGCAAGTTCGATGCATTAGGCCTGAAACTTGAGAAAGCAGTTAAAGAGCAGAAAGAAGCCATCAAAAATGAGGCTATCTCGGCAGCTCGCCTTGCATGGCAGCAACACGTGGCCAGCCTGCAAAAACTCATTTCACCAATCAACCTAGTTATTGATCAGCCAGACTTTGCTGCATCCATAAAAGGTGTGAAAACCATCAAGTCATTGAAGAGCAATATCAGTGATGCTCTAGCCGATGGAAAGATTCAAGCTGATGCATTGGCTAATGAATTGGGCAGCAAGTTGGCATGGTTTAAAGAAACGTCCAATAGCTATCAACAGTTATTCGCAGACATGCAGCAAATCATCTACAAGCCACTTGATGATTTTCAGCTACTTGTTAATACGAGAGTTCGTGAAGAGCAAGAGCGTAAAACCAAAGAGGCGGCAGATGCACTTCTTAAATCAGAAACGCCAGAGCCAGCCTTAAAACTTCAGGAAGTGATTGAAACCGTTGCGCCTGCACCAGTGGCAGCTGCTTTGGTATCTGAGAAGTTTGAAAGCAAAGTCACCGAAACCCAGTATTTCAAAGGCACTCAGCCAACAGCTGAAGAGCTAATCACTGCAGTTGCATTCGCATACAAAGTTGACCAGCCACGCGCCCAGAAATGGTTGCAGGAAGCGAATTTCTTTGAAGTAAAACTGGCTGCATAGCCATGTCTGAAACGGGCATTGAAGAGTACATCGACGAAATTTAATTAAGGAAAAATC